AACGCCTAAACAGCATGCGCTCTTTGATGGCTGTTGAGCTAATGCCTTGTGTGTAAGGAATGTAGATCAAGGCAATTCCTCGCTCATCAAGCCAGTCCTGGTCAAACTTCATCTGTGCGTAGTAGTCACGCCTAGCCCAGTCTGTGCCAATGGCAATGATGTCGGGCCAGACTTCCTCGATGCTTGGCTTGCTGTCGGTGCCACCTGTGTTGGGCACTACTCGGTCAACATACCTGCAAGCAAGTAGCACAGCCTCTCGGTCTGCGTAGCTGATTACCGGTGGCTTGCCCTTGTATTCCTCAATAAACTCATCGGTGTTTAGGGATACCACCACAGGGCCAAGCTCGGCACAGCGTTGCAGAAACCTAGCGTGGCCAGCATGGAATAGGTCAAAGGTGCCGCCTGTATAAACTAGGGTGCTCACTCCCAGCCGTTCTCTCGCCTAATGGCTAGTGACCAAGAGCCGGCGGTGTAGTCATTGTTGATTAGCTTTGACTCGTAATACCTCTGGTTGCTGACAAAGGTTTTAGCGTTCTTGGCTTCATAACCATCTTTGATTGTTGAGCTGTTGTCATGCCATTGTGGAATGTCAATTTTGCGAATGTCCACTCCGACAAACCCAGCTCGTCTCATGTAGTCATTGTCCTCGAAGTAAGCAGGGAATAAAGACTCATCAAACAGTCCAATCTCTCTAACAGCTTCATCTCCAAGAGCAAAGGCTTGCCAGTGAGGTGCCTCTTTTGTAAGCGTTATCTCATCCCTGCGAGCTTTAGATAACATCTTCAAAGCACCTGGCTCGAACTTGACATCGTTAGAAGCAATAAACCAGCGGTGGGCATAAGGGAATGACTTGATGCCTAAGTTCCAAGATCCACCAACACCTAAGTTTGCTGGCATCCGTAGGTGAGTGACTTTGACAAAGTGATTACTATACCTGAGATAGTCTGCCCCTCTGCCATTGTCAATAACCAGCAGGTGCTCAACTGGCACATCCACGCTGTCGAGCATCCGTTGCAGCAGATCGTATCTGTTTAGCACCGGCACTATAAGGTTCTCAAGCATTGGGCCTTCTCCTGTACCAATCGGCTGGCAATAATTCTAGGGCAAACCAATCTGGCAAGTGCGAGAGGTCAGGCAGTTCTCTGAAACCAGCTCCCTCTAGGTTGTGCCCATAAGTCCAACAATGAGCTAGTTCAGCCTCAAGCCCTGGTCTGTTGTATTCTTGGTGTGCAAAGCCTTTGACTTTTCTTATCAAGTAATCTAAGTCACCCATCGAGGTTAGGTGAAAGCCACCGTTGATTGTAGGGAATGAATCTCTAGCCCATCTCATAGCATCTACATTCTTACCCTTGAAGTCCTGCCACTGACCGGTTAGTCCTGTGACCTCGTCAAAGTGATACCAGCGAAGGCTCATGTGATACTTAGGCATCCGCCAAGAGTGCAGTGTTGGCTTTAGCTTCTCGATGTCCCAGAACTCATCGGTATCAAACAGGCAAACTGTGTCGGTGTCTGCCAAGCCCAAACCCTCTAAAGCTATCCCGACATTGCGGCGTTGATGGTAGTCATTCTGCCAGGCATCGCCTGAGCCAAGGCTCTCAATCTTTACATAGTGAATCTTAGGCAGCCACTTACTAAAGGCCTCTAGGTTTTCCTCAAAGACATAGGGCTTCGGTTGCCCTGCGTATTGTTTGTTGCCTTCGATGATTACAAACTGGTCGGCTGGCAACACCTCAAACCTTGCCCTCATAAGGTCAATCTCGCCACCAAAAGTGACAGCATCAACAATCATGACCAAGTTCCTTTGTATTTGATTAGGTAATCATTTTCTAGCACTAGGTTGCTTCTCCCATGCTTTTCCTCTTGTCTTGTTGAATTGCGATCTGTTAGCTCTGGGAATAGCACCTGTGGATTGCCAGACACCTCAACATAGCTTTTATGCCAGTCAATCTCATTGCGTATTGCCTCACGCTTGTCACCTATCACTGGCAGCCCAATCTGCTCAATGACCCATCGCTCGTAAACACCTGCATAGCATCCATAGAAGTATGGGTCAGCAGTAATGGCAACCGAGCCAGTTGTTGATTCAAGCAAGTCCCAGAATCTGTCATCCTTGATCACCCATGAGTCCTGTAAAAATAAGAATCTGTCAGCCTTTGTGTTGGAGATTACCCACCCAATTTTGGCAAGCTCAAAGCCAAAGCTAACAATGGCGATGTGTTCTCTGGTTATCGAGGCTGTGCAGTCTGCCAGCCATTGCTCTCTGCCTGGCGATGACCCGATAACAACTAGCACTTTACTTGAGTAGTTTGTTCAGCACCGGAACCCAGTGCTTATCCCAAACAGTTTCGATGTCAAAGTCTTTAGCAAAGTCAATAGCAATCTGTGATGGACCTCGCTTGGCGTAGTAAGACTCTTTTAGGGCATTGACAAGGCTAGGGATGTTTGGTGTCTGCCACCAAGCATCTTGCCCTGCATCCCAGCTTGGCTGTCCATCGGTGAGCCATGAGTCCTCGCTGATTAAGTCAGGGGTTGCAGCCCAGTTAGATCCAATAACCCTTGTGCCACAAGCCTGAGCCTCTAGCGTAGGCACTCCAAAGCCTTCGCCATAGCTAGGTGCAAGAAGCACATCCATCCTGGTGTAGATGGCTGCAAGATCCTTCTTGGACATTCCAAAACGGTAGTCCTGTGGGTTAGGCAGTAGCACTTTATCTTTTGGAATACCAAGAGATTGGAGAATTGTAATAAGGTTCCAACCACCTGCCATTCCATAAGGGTCGGTGTGTAGATAAAGCAAAGCATCAGGCTGTTGTTTAGAGAAGATGCTGAACGCCATTAGCAATTCTGCAAAAGCTTTGCGGTGAATCAGACCCGAGGCCTTGTTAGCTGCAACAACTCCGATTAGGAACTCATCCTCTTTGACTCCAAGGTAATCGTTTATTTCATGCTTGCCAATCTGAAAGGTTGGCTTGTAAACCTTAGTGTCAATAGCGTGAGGCACATACTCACACTCGATGCCCTTGGCTGTCATCTGTCTAACCCCATGAGGTGCCATCGCGATAGGTGTGACATTCGGTTTGCGAAGCCACTGCTCAACCTTGGGTGGCAAAGTCACATGATCTAGTGGAACCCATGAGGCAATCGGGAAGTTGTCATAACCCTTAGCTTGCATCACCCAGACATCGTAAAGACTGATAAACAGGTTTGGTTTGTCAGGGTACTGTGCAATAAAGTTCTGGTGATCTATCGGTGCAGCATCATTGCTGTAAAGGTCAATGCCTCTTGGGAAGTGTGGCACTTTTCCATGAGGTGTTTGGATAGTTGTTGGGACACCTTCAAGTCCGTAGTTAGACAACATCTGCACATCGAGGCCAGACCTCTTGAGGCTGTCTAGCAAGTGTGTGGCTTGCTGACCGTATCCGGTGGGGGCGTTATAGCTGTTTGACCAAAGGCTGACAGCTCCATTTAGTTTCTCTTTTTTAGTAGTAGGCATGGCCTAATCCTAGCAAAAGACAAGCCCCAAGCGAACCTACACGCTTGGGGCTTGTCAGCTTTTTTGCTAAGGGTTTAGCTTGCTCCACCCTTGAAGAAACCGATGTGAGTTGCGTGGGTTAGTCCACCATCAACTCGCATTAGGCCTCGGTATGTGACAGTGTCAGTGTTGAAAGCGAAGTCTGCTGACTGGTCAACTCTCATGCCACCTGCAACTCGTACCTTAAATGATGGTAGGTGTCCGAACAAAACGCTTTTTGTTCCGGTGCCCACTGCGGCCACATTCGGATTTTCAAAAACATTGTAACCAAGCAAGGTTGCTGGCTGTCCTGGCACTGCTGAGTTGGTCCAGATGTAGTTACCTGCACCATCCTTTAGCTTACGAGCTGCTGCGATACCTGACTTGCTCATCTGGAAACCTAGACCTGGCAGTACGCGAGCACCGTCAGCGATTCCATAAACAAGGTCAATTAGGTTCTCGTATGAAGCTGCACCAGATACTCCGGTTCCACCAGTCACTACTGAGCCAGCGGCTGCAGATAGCTTTGTGGTTAGAACTTCGTTGACCTTTAGACCAAGTGAGGTTCCAAGCTGCTGTGCGATGTAGCTAGTGATGTTGAATCCAGCGTCAGTCACAAGTTCCTGAGCAACCTGCACAAGAGCTCCGTACTTCTCAGCACCAAGTGTGATGGATGAGAATGTTGGGTTGGACTCTGAGATGGTTCCTGCTGCTGCAACTGAACCAGAGGTTGAGGTTGCGGTGACAGTTGGGATAACTAGGTTCTCGCCAGAGGTGGTGTTGAAGATCTCTGAGGTAGTTAGCATTGGGCCAACTAGCTGTGCGATCTCGAATACCTGGTCGTAGAAGCTCTGGCCAACAGTGTTAGCTGATGGAACTAGAGTACGAGCCTCACGCATGAACTCGTAGCCACGAGTTTCACCCATAGCGATTGAGCGTAGGATGTCTGCATCGCTGTTAGCTGGTGAGTTGGTTGATGGTGCGAATGAAGCGGATGCCTCGGCTGCACGAGCTTCGCGGTCTGCGATTGAACGAGCAGTGTTGATAGCTGTGTCGGCTGAGTCGATGTCAGCTTCGATA